GGTCGGACAGACGGAGAAAACGACGAGTTGGGGAACGGGTATCGAGCAACTAGGCATCGCATTTGTGAAGTACACGCTCGGTCGCCATCTGGTGAAGATCGAACAGGAAATCAACCGCAAGATATTCCGCACCAATCCGCGTTTCTGCGTGTTCAAGACTGACGGACTGCTGCGCGGTGACATGAAGACGCGGCACGAAGCGTACCGATCTGCAATCGGGCGTGCAGGTGAACCGGGCTGGATGACGATTGATGAAGTGCGCACCAAGGAATACATGCCGCGAATGGGCGGTGACGCTGCCAAGTTGAATCCGGGCATACCAGCGAAAGCACCGGGTGCCGATACTGGCGACAACACACAAGGAAATCCAGATGAACCGACTACTGCGACTGCTGGCTGACAATCGCTCTCTGCCGCACGGCGAAGGGCAACTGCGCCGTTTCGAAGTCAAGAATGCGACCGCTGACGAAGCGACAGTGTACGTGTACGATGCAATCGTGTCGTCACAGTTGGAAGCTGACTTTTGGGGCGGTGTTGCTGCTGAGCCGTTCGTGCGCGCATTCAACGACATCAGCGCGCCGTTGATTCATCTGCGCATCAATTCACCGGGCGGCGACGTATTCGCTGCACGCGCAATGGAAACAGCAGTGCGACAGCACAAGTCTGCGGTTCTCGTTCACATCGACGGTTACGCCGCGTCTGCTGCCAGCATCCTTGCGATGGCGGGCGACGAAATCGAAATTGCGGACGGCGGCTGCATCATGATTCACAATTCGTGGTCACTGGCGATGGGCAACGCTGCCGACATGCGCAAGACCGCTGATCTGTTGGAGCAGGTCGATGCGTCGATTGTCGCCACGTTCGTGAAGCGCACCGGCATGGATGCCAAGGACATCGCGCAGCTGATGACCGATGAAACGTGGATTTTTGCCGAAGACGCGGTTGCTGGCAAGTGGGCTGATCGCATTGCACCGGACAGCGCCGAAGCGAAGCTGAACTGGAACATTGCAGCATTGCTGGACAAACCCAAAACGCCGACGCCTGAGAGGGTGCCGGTGCCCGACACGGAATCACGCGTAGCGGCAGAGCGCAAGCAACGTCACTACGAACGCATCGCAGCCTAGCGGCGCGATTAAACAACGCGGTATGCGTTGTTCTTCTAACGACAGGAGACAAGAGCATGAACAGCATTCAGGAACTGAGGGAACGCCGCTCGGCCAAAGCAACGGATGCGCGGAAGTTGCTCGACGACAACAAGGGCGAGAAGTGGACGCCGGAAGTCAGCGGCAAGGTCGATGCGCTGTACGAAGAAATCGACAGCATCGAAGGCCAGATCAAGGCGCACCAGCGGCTGCTCGACATCGAAGCAGACAAGCCGGATGGCAACTTGAACGACGCCAAGCGGGTCAAGGATGTGTACGACCCGAAGGACCCGAAGAACGCAGCGCGCGTGCTGTACAATCGCTTTCTCCGCGAAGGTGACAAGGGATTCAGTGCGGAAGATTGGGCAACCGTGCGCGCCACGATGTCGACGACGACCGGCACCGAAGGCGGCTATACGGTGCCATCGCTGATTTCATCGCAACTGTATGACGCGATGAAGGCGTACGGCGCAATGCGCGCGGTGTCCAACGTCATCCCCACGCAGGATGGTAAGCCAATGTCGTTCCCGACTTCGGACGGCACGGCTGAAATCGGTGAGTGGATCGCGCAAAACATCACTGCAACGGCGCTCGACCCGGTGTTCGGCACTGTGCCACTCAACGTGTTCAAGGCATCGAGCAAGATCGTTGCTGTTCCGATCGAGCTGTTGCAAGACACGGTAATCGACATGGAAGGATTCGTGCGCAATCGTCTTGCGCAACGCATCGGACGCCTTGGTAATCTGGCGTTCACTGTCGGCACTGGCACCACGCAGCCGGATGGCGTTGCGTTGAAAGCGACGGTGGGCAAGGTTGGCACGACCGGGCAAGTAACAGGCATCATCTACGATGACGTAGTGGACATGATTCACTCCGTTGACCCGGCCTATCGTACGTCGTCGGCGGTGTTCATGATGTCGGATGCGCTGGTCAAGACCGTGCGCAAGATTAAGGACACCACCGGTCGTCCGATCTGGGCACCGAACTACGACGAAGGAATCCGTACCGGTGCAGGTGATGCAGGCGGCGGTTACACGAGCCAAAACGTGGCGGTGCCGTTCGATCTGTTGCTCGGCTACCGGCTGTATATCAACAACGATCTGGCGGTGCCAGCGGCCAACGCGAAGTCAGGCCTGTTCGGTGACTTCTCGTATTACAAGATTCGTGATGCGATGGACGTTCAACTGTTCCGGTTCACGGACAGCGCGTACACGAAGCTTGGCCAAGTCGGTTTTCTCGGCTGGTGTCGCATGGGCGGCAATCTGATGGACACCAACGCCATCAAGTATTACCAAAACTCGGCCACGTAAGCGGCAATTTCTCCGTATGCGTGCGCAAGTGATCGCGCACGCTCTTTTTGGAGAGTGAAAGGCGTGAGCAATACCGGCATGCGCGTGCGGATATGGGCGCTGGAGCAGGCCATGTTTAATGGCGGTGTGACTACTGCCGAATTGCGCGACGAGTTCGACTTTACGTTGCGCGGTGCGGCAGGGCGTTTAGCAAAGTTGCGTGCTGCCGGATTGTTGGAAGTTGAATTAAGCAGCATTCGTGGACGATGGCGTAATGTGCTGACTGATGCGGGGCGTGCATTCTTGGCGCAGCCGTCAACAGAGAAAGCGAAACAGATTCCCGATGCCAATCCGCTTTGCGCTGCGCTCGGATTGACAGTAAGGCAAGTACCAAGCGCAGGGCGTGTGTACAAGTTCGGAGAATTACAACATGAATCAACAGGTCAGCAGCAAGGAAGCGCCAAAGGCGAAGAGCAAGGACAAGGATGGTGATGTCGAAGTGCGGCTGCTGTCGGACTCGCAATTCGGCAAGGCCAACGACATTGCGCAGGTGCCCGCTGCGATGCTCGACGTATTGAAGGAAAACGGGCAAGTCGACGACAACGATGCGGCCATCGAGTACGCAAAGACATTGCCGCAGAACAAGAAGCAAAGCAAGGACGACGACAAGTAACGAAAGGACCGGTAATGGGCCTGACTCTGATCACTCCGCCAACGCTGCAGCCGGTAACACTAGCTGAGGCGAAGAATCATCTACGTGTTGATGCCGACATCACGCAGGACGAACAGCTTATTACCGATCTGATCGACATTGCAACGGCAACGTGTGAAAAGGAACTGCGCGGTTCAATTCTGCCGCAGACATGGCAGTTGTCGTTGGATATGTTCCCGTACAATGGTGTGATTGACTTGACGAAAGGACCGGTAAGCGCTGTCACCGCGTTGCGCTACTACGACACAGCGGGCGTGGTGCAGACGATCGCGCCAGTAAATTACGTGCTTGATACGAATCGCCGCATTGCGCGCTTGGTAGCGGCGGTCGGCTACTCGTGGCCTGCCGTGTGGTTCGGCTATCCGGGCGTCGTGCAAGTGATGTACACTGCCGGATACGCAGACGCAACGAAGGTGCCAAAGCCAATCAAGCAATGGATACTGATGTGTCTGGCTGCACTGTACGAATCGCGCGAGCAAGTGTTCATCGCGAAGCAGCGCGGGCAGACCGTGCAAGTGATGCCAACTGCAAATTCACTGCTCGAGCGTTATCTTGTTGAGGAAATCGGATGACGCTGCAATCTGGCGCGCTCAACAAGCGTGTGCGATTGGAGACACGCTCTGTCGGCACGGATGTGCACGGCGGGCAGTTGGACGTATTCACGCCGTGGATTACCGTGTGGGGGCGCATCGAAACGATCAGTGGTAAGGCATTGGGTGCCGCAGAGTCACTGCAAGTGCAAGTGACGCACGAAATACAGATTCGTTATCGACCGGGCGTGATCGCGCCGATGCGCGCAATTTATCAGAATCGCTATTTTGACATCGTTGCCGTGCTTGACCCGGACGAGTCGCATTTTGAACTGCTGCTGCTGTGCGTGGAAGGGACCAGCCGTGGTTT